AGTATAAGTATATAATAGGACAAATCAGATCAAATGAAGATCTGCACAGGGACTTACAAGACCTGCTGAAGAAACAGGAGCCAAATGAAGACACAGACGAAGGAAGTACCGAAGCATAATGACGGCTTGCTTAACGCGTACAAATCAGAAGAAGAAGTAAAAAAACTATATTTAGATCCTCATGCAATTGATAAGACGTCTCTTGATAGACTTCCTCAACCTACAGGATATAGAATTTTAGTTTTACCTTATAGTGGTCCTAAAAAAACCAAAGGTGGAATTCTTTTGTCTGATAAAACTCAAGAAACCATTCAAATGACCACCGTGTGTGCGTATGTACTACAAGTTGGACCATTAGCTTACAGAGATAGTTGGAGATTCCCAACTGGTCCCTGGTGCAAGAAAGGTGATTGGGTAATCTTTGGAAGATATGCTGGTTCTCGTTTTAAGATAGAAGGTGCTGAAGTCCGAATACTAAACGATGATGAAATCATCGCAACTATCAGTAATCCAGAGGATATACTGCATTTATACTAGGAGATAAATATGGCACAAACACAACTAAATAAAGGAGATGTTGAAGTAGACTTAGATACAGATGATGTAAAAGCTCAAAATGTACAAGTTGAACCAGCTAAAAGTGAACCTGAAGAGAAAGAGGTTAGTTTACAAAAAGAAGAAGTAGAACAAGAAGGTGCAGAAATCAATAGGGATAAAACACCTATTGATGTTGTAACTGAACCTAAAGAAGTTAATTTTAATAGATTATCACTAGAGGAGGATGGTTTTGATTTAACCAAAGCTTCTGAGTCTGTTCAGAAAAGAATAAATAAACTAACTAAACAAAGACGTGAATCAGACAGAAGAGCTGATGCAGCGTTACAGTATGCTCAAGGTTTAAAAGCAGAAATTAAACAATTTCAAAGTCAGTATCCTAAAATGGAGGAAAACTACTTAAATGAATTTGAAAAACGACTTCAAACAGATGAGGTTGCAGCTAATACTTTATTGCAAAAAGCAATAGAAGGGCAAGATGCAAAATCAATTGTTGATGCAAATCAAAGACTTACTCAGTTAGCTATCGAGAAAGAAAGGCTATCTCAGACTAAGTTTTTGAAGGAACAAGAGGCTAAACAACCAACAGCTGATATGGTTCCGGCTCAGCCAGTCACCCAACCACAAGGACCAAGCTTAAAAGCTCAGGAATGGGCAGAAAATAACCCTTGGTTCAATGAGGACGATGTTATGCACGATGCTGCTATAGCGATCCACAAAAATATACTATCAAGTGGGGTTGCAGGAGACTCAGATGAGTATTATAACCAACTAGATAAACGAATTAGGAATTATTTTCCTAATAAGTTTAATCAAACTCAGGAGCAAAGGAGACCCGTCCAAACCGTTGCACCTGCTGTGCGTAACCAAGGTGGACGCAAAACTG